ATTATCTCAGCAGAAGGGGTCTAAATTGCGCAACGCTGTAAGGGTCAAGACAGGTGTCGTTGGTGAAGATACATATATTGACCAGATAGGAAAGACGAAGGCGGTGGCAAGGACCTCACGTCACGCTACCACGCCTATAGTAAGCACGGAATGGCAGAGGCGCAGGATCTCGATGAAAGACTATGACTGGGGCGATTATATCGATGTCCCGGACAAGATCAAGATGCTCGCCGATCCCACCGCTGAGTACGTCCTTAACGCCTCATACGCTCTTGGCAGGGCGATAGATGATGAGATTATCACCCAGACTTTCGGCACGGCGTACATAGGCAAGACCGGCTCGGCAACGGAGACCTTCCCCACATCCACCAACGTGGTGGCTGTCGGCTCGGCGGGTTTGACAGTCAACAAGCTTTTGGACGCTAAGGAAATCTTAGACAATAACGACGTGGATGATATGGAGCCGAGATACGTCGCTATTACAGGGACTCAGCTTAATGACCTGTTGAAAGAGGATAAGGTAACCAGCGCCGACTATGATACTATCCGCGCTCTTGTCGCCGGTAAGGTGGACACGTTCTGCGGATTTAAGTTTATTATAGTCTCGACGTCTCTTCTGGATACCGACTCCGACAGCTACAGGCGCGTTATAGCGTGGGCGCAGAATGGACTTGGCGTGGGTATATCGAGGGACATAGTTACTGACGTTTCTCCCGACATTACTCACAACATGGATATTCTGGTGCAGGCGCACCTGGGTGTCGGAGCGGCAAGGCTGGATTCCGATAAGGTCGTGGAGATAAAGTGCTCGGAGGCGTAAGCTAAAAGAGGGAGGATAGAAAAATGGCAACTCTTTACGGTGTAAACAGGACTAAGGCGAACAGCGCCACGTCAACCGGGACTCTTATTCTTGAGCCGGGTAACGGCCTGTCGCCTGTGTACTGCGTCTCGGATACCTATGAGGCGTCCGCCGCGTCTATAAACGACATCATAGAGATGGGCGTCAAGATACCGAAAAACGCTGTTGTGATACACGCTATCTTGCACGCGGACGCTTTGGGCTCAAGCGTCACTCTCGATGTCGGGGACTACGAGGATGACGACAGGTATCTGCAGGCGATAGCGTGTGATTCGGCGAGCGTCTCATACATCGAGGCCTCCCAGATTGACGGACGGCTTTATACGGCGGATGAGACGACAGCGGGGGCGACTACGACAGACCTGCAGATAATCGTCACGGTCGAGGGCGCCGCGGCAACAGGGACTATTAAGCTGGTAGTCCTTTACGCGTACGTGTAAAAAGGAGGGGACGATGCGTAAGTATATGTTTTTGTTGGTGGCCCTTGTCCTTGCGGTAAGCACGCAGGCGGCCTGGGCGACTCCGCGGTTACAGGCAAGTTCCGCGGTAGAGTCTGATACGAGTTTGGTTCTTGCCGCGGGCACATGGGTTTATGGGGTGTCTATATACGCGGACTCCGCGAGCTCAAATGGCTCGGTGTATGACTCAGCGACGTATCAGGCGGGCTCGAGTTCTAATGTCAAGTGCGAGATAGGCGAGGCGACCCAGTACGATACCTGCACTATATGGTTTCCGACGCCGATGAAGTTCTCAAACGGTGTCAGCGTGCAGATAGACACGGGCGTTATTACCGTTTATCACGGGCCTGAGCCGCAGTAATGTTTGAGCGAGACTCGGCGTTTGATAAGATTTTCGATACGGCTCTGAAGATATACCTGTTTTTGTCCCCGGTATTCTTCTTTAGGGATTATCGGCCGAGTTTCGCGGGTGGGTTGTTTTTCCTTCTGGGGGCTTTAGCGTTGTACTGTGTAAGTCTTTTAACGGCCCCCAGAAGGATTCTCCCCTCACCGTGGGCGGGGGCTTTTGTCCTGTGGTGCCTGGTGAGGGTGTTTTATGGTGATTTCATCGGCTCTGGCGAGTGGTATAACTTCTGGTTGTCCTCGGCCGGGTTTATGTATGTCTTTGCCGGGGTATTGCTTTACAGGACGGTTTACTGCCACGCTCATGATATCGGGCAGTATTTTAAGCCAATCGTAATAATTTGCTGGCTTAATATGTTTATGGTTATTTTGCAATGCATGGGGATTGACTTTATGTGGGCTCATGTTTGCTCATTCTCCAAGAGCGGGTTTATGGCTCACCCTACCCAGCTCGCTCAGTATACGGCTATGGTTATGCCGATAGTCTTTATTACCGTGCCCTGGCTATGTCTGGGGCTTTTGTTTGTTATGGCGGTTCTTAAGTCCTCCACGCCGTTTATAGCTCTGGCTGTGGGGGCGGTGTACTACGCGCGCGAGACAGGGGCGAAGAGGTGGGTTTTGGCGGTTTTGGGGGCGGCTTTGGCTTTAGCCGCATATAAGTGGGAGTATCTTCTCTGGAAGCTGACAACGACCGGGATAAGGGCCAGAGTCGCGCTTGACGGGCTTAGGGCGGTTTGCCAGAGGCCGTATATGGGCTGGGGTTATGGGAGCTTCTATAATCAGGTTATAGACCCGATGAAGACGGTTTCGGCGCAGACCGGCCTGGCGGCGCCTATACAGGCGAATTGTGATTATCTGCATACGGCTGTTGAGCTGGGGATCCCGGCCCTTATTATAGCGGGTCTGTTTTTTGGCGGGATAGCGAAAAAGCTTAGAGGCCGTCTTGAGAGGGTGACGATAGCTCTGGCGAGCTCTGTCGTGATTACGCTGGTTGTCATGCTTAACCAGACGGCTATACGCTATGGATCCATAGCGGGGACATTTGTGGTGCTTTTGGCTCTTTTGAGCGTAAGGCTGGAGGATGTAAATGCCTAAGTCGTTTGAGAGATGTGTTAGCGGCGGCGGCCGGGTTCGTACGGTGAGGGGGCCTAATAAGGCCCTGGGGCTTGAGAAAAAGCAGTATTGCCATATATGCTTTAAGGATGGTAAGAGTTTCCGGGGGGAAACGAAGACCAAAAAATCGAAAGTGACGGGATAAAATATGGCGACTAAACTGGGTGTGTATAACATGGCCTGCCGGTCCTTAGGAGCGAAGACGCTTTCATCGCTTACGGATGATGTTAAGCAGAGGCGGGCTCTGGATGATGTTTATGATTATATCCGCGATGAGGTGCTTAAGATTCATCCGTGGAATTTCGCTATAAAGCGCTCTGATTTAACGGAGATAACCGCTACCGACCCGGAGTATGAGTGGGATACCTGGTATACCCTTCCCTCGGACTGCTTAAGGGTGCTTGACATAGAGGACGGCGCCGACTTCGTTGTGGAGGGCGGGGTCCTGCTGACTAATGAGTCAACGGCGGAGATTAAGTATATCGCCCAGATAACCGATGAGAGTGAGTTTAGCGTGGAGTTCGCCATCGCCCTGGCGGCCCGGCTGGCGGCTGAGATAAGCTATGATGTGACGGGCAACGCTAATATGTACGAGCTTAAGATGAAGGAGTATATGACTAAGCTCAAATACGCCCGGAGTATAGACGGGCAAGAAGGGACTGTCCAGAAGACTGAAGATACGCCCTGGATAGATGACAGAGCATGAAAGCGACCCCTATTATAAATAATTTTACCTCCGGCGAGTTAAGCGCCCTTCTGGACGGACGGGTGGATATACCCCGCTACGCCAACGGGGCTAAGACTATCGAGAATCTCATTCCTATCCCCACGGGGGGCCTTAAGAGGCGGCCGGGGACATATTATGTCTCTGAGGTTAAGGACTCAACCGCCGCTACCCGCCTTATACCGTTTCAGTTCTCTACTACTCAGGCGTATATACTTGAGTTCGGCAACACGTATATCCGTTTTTATAAAGACGGCGGGCAGATAGACACGACAACCGCCACGATAACGGGAGCGACCCAGGCGAATCCGTGCGTTATTACCTCGGTTAATCATCCGTTTGTGAACGGGGATAGTGTTACTATTACCGGCGTGGTGGGCATGACACAGCTTAACGGCAACGCTTACACGGTGGCTAACAGGGCGGATGACACCTTTGAGCTTTCCGGGATAAACAGCTCAGCGTATGGGGCGTATGTGTCCGGGGGCACGGCTACCCGCGCGGGGGCTTGCGAGATAGTCACAGGCTACGCTACGGCTGACCTTTTCGATTTGCAATACGCTCAGGACGCCGATACGATGTATATAGCGCACCCATCGTATAAGACTCAGACTCTTACCAGGACAGGCCATACTAACTGGCTTATAGATGATTACGCCCCCGCGGCTGATCCGTTTACCTCGACAGATAACTATCCGGCGTGCGTGACTATACATGAGAGGCGGCTCGCGTTCGCTAACACGAACACGGACCCGCAGAAGGTTTGGACTACGATCCCGGATGATTTCACCGATATGACGACCGGCGCTAATGATGATGACGCTTTGACTTTCGTGATAGGCTCTGAGCAGGTAAACGCTATAAGGTGGCTGTCCTCCGGGGATGTGTTGTCTATGGGGACGTTTGGCGGTGTGTTTAGAGCGTCAGGCACAAGCGGGGGGCCTCTTACGCCTTCGGATATCGAGGTCAGGCGGGTGACTACGTTTGGCGCTATGGGGCTTGTGCCGCAGAGAATAGGCAACAACGTATATTATGTCCAGCGAAATTCGAAGATACTGAGGGAGTTTACCTATGACTCATATTATGAGTCGCATAAGTCCGCGGATTTGATGATTACCTCGGACCACATATCGGGTGACGGGATATCGGACATAGCGTATCAGCAGTCACCGTATAATATCCTGTGGTGTGTGAGAGAGGACGGACAGGTGGTTACCCTCACACGACAGCCGGATGAGAATGTCTTAGGATGGGCAAGGCATATATTCGGCGGTAACTTCGGGGGCCTGGACGCTGTCTGCGAGAGCGTGGCGTGCGTCCCGGGCGATGAGGCGGACGATCAGGTCTGGTTTATCGTCAAGCGCACGATAGACGGTTCGACGGTAAGATATATCGAATACTTGAAGGACATGGACTTTGGCGATGAGCAGGAAGACGCTTTTTTTGTTGACTGCGGGCTTTCGACAGACAGTCCTAAGGACATATCGGGTATCACGTCAAGGACGGATTTGGACACGATAGAGTACGCTACAGACGCTCTTCTGCGGGTTATATGGGCGTCAAGCGATACCTCGATACCGATTCCTGTCTCTGAGTACGCCTCGGATTCTTATACTAAGCTGTTGTTGCATTGTGACGGTTCGGACGCCGGGACGACCTTTACCGATAGCGGGAATACGGGGCATACCGTGACAGCGAAGGGAAACGCCCAGCTCGATACCGCTCAGCAGAAATTCGGGACAGCCTCGGGGCTCTTTGACGGGACGGGGGATTATCTTACCGTCCCGGATCATGCCGATTGGTATCTGGCGGATGGGGATTTCACCTTTGATTGCTGGGTGAGGTTTGACTCCGCCAGCGGATGGCAACCGATACTAAGTACGGCGTATCTGTCCAATAATAACTATCTTATGGCGTGGGCGTGGGACGGCTCAAATAGCCAGTGGAATTTCAGGGCGTTTAACTCAAGTGGGAGCCAGATAGCCAACTATAAGGCTAATGACAGTATACAGGCTAACACATGGTATCATGTGGCGCTTGTGAGGGACGGTTCCACGTTTTATTTCTTTAGAGACGGGATACAGAGGACGACTATAATCTCGACAGCGCTTGGGACCGATGAGTTGCCGAATTACGACGATGTGCTGGAGATAGGCCATGATACTAACACGGACCAGTATTTTGACGGGTGGATCGATGAGCTTCGTGTTTCTAAGGGCGTAGCGAGGTGGATTTCCGACTTTAATATCCCGAATCTCCAGTGCTATTCGGAAGGGACTATAGTGAATCAGGGGTCGTACTCGATGAAGATAGTGGCCAGAGCGGTCGATTCCTTAGATGATACGGTTACCGGGACCCTGGCGGCGGGTGTTGATTTATCCTCTTACGATGATATAAAGTTCTATGTCCGGGCCTCAAGGGCGGGGGAGCGGTTTAAGATTGGTTTCCATGATTCGGGGGGGACTACGACAGAGCATGATGTCACCATAACGACAGCTAACACGTGGCAACAGGAGACGGTTGATATATCCGCTGTGGCGGCGGCTAACAAGGACGATATAGACAGCGTTATAATTACCATTACCGACGCTGACGCGGCGAATACTATTTATATAGATAACATCCACGCCCCCACGGATTATATTGTTATTACGGCGACCTCGCATGGGTATTCCGACGCCGATGTGGTCGCTATAAGGGGCGTTAAGGGCATGACGGAGATTAACCAGAAAAAGTTTGTCGTGGCTGACTCGGCGACTCACACTTTTCGGGTTAAGGACACCCAGGGTAACTATATCGACGGCGCTGGCTGGAGTGATTATCTGTCCGGGGGGGAGGCGAGAAAGTGCGCTACTTCCTTCTCGGGGCTCGACCACTTAGAGGGGGAGACGGTTCATATCCTCGCCGATGGGGTTTCGAGTCTGCCGCAGGTTATATCCTCAGGCGCCTTTACCCTTGACTCGACCACGACAACAGAGGGGGGC